TTTTGGAAACCAGAGTTAGATAAAACTGGTAACGGTTATGCTGTCATTAGATTTTTACCTGCAGTAGAAGGTGAAGACTTACCTTGGCAAAGAGTATGGTCACACGCATTCCAAGATGTGGGTGGTTGGTACATTGAAAATTCTTTAACAACACTAGGTCAAAAAGATCCTGTGTCAGAAGAAAATACTAGATTATGGAATACAGGATTAGATAGTGATAAAGAGATTGCTAGAAAGAGAAAAAGAAAATTATCTTACTACGCAAATATATTAATACAATCAGATCCTAAGCATCCAGAGAACGAAGGTAAGGTATTCTTATTCAAATTTGGTAAAAAGATATTTGATAAGATTACAGAGGCTATGCAACCTGCGTTTGAAGATGAGAAACCAGTAAATCCATTTGACTTTTGGAAAGGTGCTAACTTCAAATTGAAGATTAGAAAAGTTGATGGTTATTGGAACTATGATAAATCCGAGTTTGAAGCTGTTGCACCAGTTGCTGAAGATGATGAGAAAATCAAATCTATATGGGGACAACAACACGCTTTAAAACCATTCCTAGACCCTAGTAATTTTAAGACCTATGATGAACTCAAAGAGAAACTGAATAGGACGATTACGGGTGTAAGAAGCACAACTACTGCTGATAAAGTAGACCTCCCACCTCAAAAGGCAAGTAGTGTGAAAAGTAATGAAGTCGCTTCGACTTCTGCTAGTGATGATGACGATACGTTATCTTACTTTAGTAAATTAGCAGAAGAGGAGTAATTCTCTCTCGCTTCATAAAACTTGAAAGGGCGCTCGAAAGGGCGCCTTTTTTATTATAAATATTGGTATGGCGATCAGCGTACTAGACCCTCTAAAAGATAAACAAGGTGGTATTCGTAAGAGTGCCAACTGGTATAAGAATATTGTTGCCGATTTAGGCGATAGAATTACTGCCAGAAAGTTAATGTCATCTGGCAAATTAAATGGTATTCCTAGTAGAGGAAGATTAAATATGTTCTTCTATGACCCTAAATATAAACAAATATTACCTTATTATGATAGATTTCCATTGGTGTTACCAATAGAAACAATATCAGGTGGATTTATGGGATTAAACTTTCACTATTTAAGACCAGTACAAAGAGTTAGTCTATTAGATAGATTACAAAGATTTGCATCTGGTGGAATGAGTAAAAGTACAAGAATTGATGCGACTTATGATGGAGTTAAAAACATAGGTATTGCTAAAACAACAATTAAAAAATATTTGTATGGTCACGTTAGATCAAGTTTTTTAAGAGTTGATTTTGATGAGGCGGCGTTGGCAGTAATGTTGCCAGTGCAACAATTTAAAAAAGGGAGTCCTTACTAATGGCGATTTTAAGAGGTGGAAGAAGAATTGGTAATTATGATATACGAGTAGGTATACCTAGAGATAGGTCACTCGATAATGTACTTGGCGATAAAAGACTTAAACAAACACAAGGTGGTAGTAAAGAATCTACAATAGGTAGATTTATATCCCAAGTTGCTGAAGGAGAAGGATTTGCTAGACCAAATAGATTTTTAGTTGACTTCATATTACCAAATGGTGTTGCAGTAGGTGCAGATGTAGATAACTCTGCTTTGTTTGAAGAAGAAATAACAAGATCAACTATTGCTGGTGAATTACAAAAAGAAAGACAATTACAAAGAGGGTTAAGAGGTTTTTGTTTTAATGTTGAAATGCCTTCTCGTGCACTCAACACAACAGAATTTAAAACTTATGGACCACAAAGAGATGTGGTAACAGGTGAATCATATACACGTGAAGTCACTTGTAGTTTTTATGCTGATAAGTTTTTAAGACAAAGAATATTTTTTGAAATGTGGCAAGGTGCAGCCTTTGACCAAAATACACACAATGTACACTTCTATAATGAATACACTGGAGGTATTAGAATATACCAATTAGGTGCATTCTCTGGTGATGCTTATAGAGATAGAATTTCATATGGTGTAGAGTTAACAGAATGTTATCCAAAATCTATTGTTGCTGTTCCTTATAGTTATAATGAGGGTGGCGATGTACAAAAAATAGATATAACATTTGCATTTAGACAATGGTCTAATTTAACACTAGATCAAGTTAACAAATTTACAGTTGGTGGCGGATTTAAAGTACCAACAGTGAAAGAACCTAATAGAGGTTTGATTGGTAATATATTAAGTAAACTACCACCTGAAATTAGACGAGTGGGTAGAGATACTGTAAATATATTAAGACAAAGAGTACCAATTGGATCAGTGTTTGGTGGTAAAGTGTTCCCACCATTTTTATAATTGAACATATATAATAACGTGAATAAAGGAGTAAATTATGGCGTTACCTCAAGCAAATGTTGCTAAATATGAGTTGACTTTACCATCACAACAGAAAACGATTTCGTTTCGACCTTTTTTAGTAAAAGAAGAAAAAATATTATTAATGGCATTAGAAACTGGTAAACCAGATGAGATGTTAAGAGCAATAAAAGATATTGTTAAATCTTGTACATTTGGTGAACTAGAACCAGATGACTATCCAATATTTGATATTGAATATATCTTTTTACAAATAAGAGCAAAATCAGTTGGTGAAGTTGCTAAATTAAAAGTATTGTGTCCAGATGATAAAAAGACTTATGCAAACGCAGAAGTCGATATATCAAAAGTCGAAGTTTATGTTGATGATGACCACAGTAATAATCTTGTGATAGATGAAACTAGACAATTAGGTGTAGTTTTAAAATATCCATCTTTAAAATCTGTTAATAGTAATTTAATGTCAGGTGATCTAAAACTTTCAGAAACTTATGAAATGATATACAATTCAATTGAACAGATTTACGAAGGTGAAAAAGTATATTTAAGTAAAGATACATCAAAAGAAGAAATAAAAGATTTTGTTGATGGTCTAACAGGCGAACAAATGAAAAAAATACAAGGTTTTTATTCTAGTATGCCGAGATTAGAACATAAAATAAAAGTTATAAACCCTATCACAAACGTTGAAAGTGATGTGACATTGAAAGGCCTGGCCGATTTTTTCGGGTAGCCCTCTCACACGATAGTTTAGAAAACTATTATGAAACTAACTTTGCTTTGATGCAACATCATAAATATTCATTGACAGAGTTAGAAAATATGTTACCGTGGGAGAGGGAAATATACGTTACTATGTTAGTAAACTATATTAAAGAAGAAAAAGATAGAAGACAAAGAGAGGGAAAAAAATAATGGACGAAGTAAAGGTTGCAGAACCAAAACAAAAGATAAGTGTTGATTTAGAAGTTGACACTTCTATAAAAGACTTGGGCATAAATCCTTATGCAAAACTAATTCATATGGCAAGAGCAGTTGACGCTTGGAGAATATTTCCAAGATTGTTTTTGACTGTATATATCATATTATTATACAAATGTGTAATATGGTATATGAATTTAGGTGCACCTACAATGGAACAAAGTGGTTTGATTAGTATTGTAGTTGGCGCAGGTGCCGCATGGTTTGGTTTATACACAGGAACAAGTAAAAGTAAAAAATAATGGCTGAACTTACACTCAAAGACGAATCAGTAATACAAATAGGTGAATCTGTATCTAAAGGATTTAACGATTTAGTTAATTCAGGTAAATCTATTTTAATTAATCCTGCTGGTCAACCATTGACTAGTAGTGCGTCAGATATTGCTGAACCAGGTAATTTCATAGGTCCTAGAATGCCTGAAAATAATATGTTGAGTGTATTAGAAAGTATTAGAGATGGTATCCAATCATTAGTAGAATCATTTGCTGATAGTTTATCTTTTCAAAAACAAGAAGAAAGAGAAAAAGAAAGAGCAGATAGAGTGACTGCTGCAGATACTTCAGGAGCAGATGATAAGACGGGAGATACTGAAGGTGGTATATTTGCTGGCGCCATGGCAAGACTTGCGAAAATAAAAGAAGGTGCTTCTAATTTATTATCAAAAGAGGGTTTTATAGGATTATTAATCAAAGGTGGATTGATTGCTGGATTACTTTTATTAGCCAAAACTTTAAACAAATTTGGTGCTGAAATTGCTGAAAAGATTGCACCTATTGTAGATTTTATGAAAGGTTTTTTTAAATATCTTTTTAACTTTGTTACTGGAATGTTTAGTAATCCAGGGGAAACTTTTGCTCAAACAGTCGAAGACATAAAATCATTAGGTCCTAAAATTACTGGTTTCTTTTTAGATATGGTTAATAGTGTATTAACAACAATAGGTGAGTTATTTGGTATAGAGGGATTAACTACTACAAAAATATCAAACTTTTTTACAGATATAAAAAATAAAGTTGTTGAAAGTTTTGATAATGCAATAGCATTTTTTACAGAAGATATACCAGCAAAAGTAACAGAGATAAGAGATAGTGTAAAACAATTCTTTACAGATACATTTGATAAAATTAAAAATGGTGTTAAAGATGCTTTTGCTTCTGTAGGTAACTTCTTCTCTGATTTAGGAGATAGTGTAAAAACACTTGTTAACTCTGCAATTGACGCATTACCATTACCAGGTTTTATAAAAAAGAAACTAAAATTAGAAACAAAGGCATCAAGAGCAGCAGATGATATGGTTACAGAAACAGGTATCAAAGCAAAATATGCAGATGATAGTATAACAGGAATGCAAAGAGAACGTATGACTGGTGGTGGTGCCACAATGGAAGAAGGATTTGCTGAAGCACAAGGTGAAAATTACGGTACAGCAAATATAACACAAACAAATACATTTGGTAATACAACATCAGCAAGAGGTATATTAACGCCTGAACAATTTACAGAATATAATAAATTAGATACAAACGGTCAAATAGAATATTTAAAAAGTTTGAATGAAGAAGAACAAAGAAGACGTGAGATAATTTTAAAATTAAAACAAGATAAGATTGACCACGATAAAAGACTTGCCAAAATGATTGAAGAAGGTAAAGCATTACAACCAGAATTTGGTGGTGAAATAATATCACCAGACGATCAACTATTACAAGATGATATGGCTTACGCTAGACGAACAAGACAAATGAAAGAAGATAGTGCTGCAATGGCAAGACGTGACGAGGGTAAAGTAAATGTAGTTAATACAAAAGGTGGCGATAGTAATATAACTACAGCGAATAACACTTATACTAATATTATGGAAGACACAAAAACATCAGATAATAGTTTGAGAGATTATCTATCTGCCTAATAAGGACCTAAATCTTTTTCAGTAATCAATTTAAACTCTGCACCATTGTCTTCACAATAAGACTTTGCTGCTGTCCATTTCGCTTGATTTTTAATATACTCAAAACTATCACGCATAAACGCTCTTGTTTTCTTTTTAGGTGTCTTTGGTGGTTTACATTGACGAGATGGTTTAATTTCAATAAGAAACTTTTTACCTTTTGATGTCTTTACAATGAAGTCAGGATAGTATGAATGATACTTTTTATCAATAGGATTAAAATAACGTATGGATAATTCTTCACTTGCCCAATTGATTATATCATCATTACGGTCACAGTGTAACATAAACTTACGCTCAAGTAGTGAACGATACACTATTTTAGATGGGTCGCCAACGTATTTTTTAGGATTAGATGGGCGATATAAACCTTTGTAAGACTTCTTCATTGTGTTATAAATATTGTAATATATATAAAGGAAAACAATGGCTTCAATAAAACTAGGTCAATTATTAAGTATCGCTAGTAGATTTAGTGGTAACGCTCTATCAAGTCAACAATCGAAAGCGGCGGCTTCAAATCTATTAAAACAATCG